CCATTCGCGGAGCGAAGCGAAGCGAATGGGGGAACAACAAGAAAGCCCCGCTCAACGCGGGAAGGGGCTGCGCACGGGTATGAGTAAAAGCATTGGCAGAGGGTTACACAACATCAGAGAAAAGCTCGTCCCGCGTCAGGTCTCTGTCTCGCCCACAAAACGAAACCCGCCGTAGAGTTCCCGCTGGACGGCATCTAATGCCTTCAGAACGTCGTCAGGCAAAGCGTCTCGGTGATCCTCACAGGCGTTGAGAAGCTCAAAAGTTGCATGGACCAAGCTGCTACGCAGGATGTACTCCACCTTCTGTCCCCCCTATGATAAATTGGGATTCCTTATGGAATATGGCAATAAACATTATAGCAAGTTTTTCCTAGTTTTCGAGTGGTACTCATTTTTTGGGTTGCCGAACAGACGTTCCATCACCCGCCTGGTGACGAGAATCGTTTTGCCGCTCTTTCGCCACTCGTGGCGGCCAAGTTTGCCGCGACGAATCAGAGAACGGAGGGTGTGTTCGCTCACGCCCCAGCGTTCGGAGGCTTCCGGCAGGGCGAACACATTCGAGAGGGTGGCCAGGTCCCGGCGCACCATCTCCGCGCACTCCTCCAGAGTCGCCCGCTTTTCGTGCGCGCCGCGAAAAACCGTCTTGCCGGCCACCACGAAGACCGGCTCCTCCAGCAGGTAGAGCAGGTCCTCGCGCTCATTTTCAACAAGGACCCGGCGTAGCTCTTCGACGCTTTCGCAAATTTCGACGCCGTATTCCCCATCCTGCACGGACGGGTATTCGGCATAGGTTTGGATATGCAGCGAAAGGTCATGGTCGTCAAGGAAGGAGTCATTGGCCCAGGCCCAGAAGACCCGGGCGTCGTCCAGAACCCCAACGGCATCCACCATGTCCCCGTTCTCATGCACCGTGTAATGCACAGGTTTCACGCTTCATCCCTCCTCGCAATTTCAGAATCTGCTGAAGGTGCTTAACCCTGGACACCCATCTCCTGCAGCTTCGCTAGGATGGCTTTGGCGACCGTTCGCCGCGCGGCCATCCGGCCGGCGTTTGGGCGCAACCACTCCACGCGGTAGCGGTAATGCACACCCAGGACATTGGCCATCCAGTCCAGCCACGCGTCGCACGCATCAGCGACGCTATACTGCCCATAGAGGCGCGGGGCTTCAGCCGCCAGGGGATACGCTGGCGCCACGTGGCTGGCCGCCGACTGGGCGACCACTTCAATCTCTAGGGTGTTCGGGTGAAACTTCACCAGGGCTCCGGAATTGATGAGGCCGTCGCTGGCGAACCGGCGCGCTGCGTCCAAAACCGCCTTCTGCGTGAGCTTCATTGCTCATCACCCTCCTGCTTTGGTTGTGGGAGTCGTGGCGGCGAACCACCACGGCTACAAGATGATGGGGCGATACTCGAACCGGATGGTGCGTTGCTCCTCGTCGAGCACCGGATGGAAGACCAGGTAGTTGGTGTACTCCGAATCCAGGTACACCACCAGGTAACAGTCGTCGTCGTTGTAGCAGGTGGCTTCAAACCCTTCCTGCTCCAGCAGGTTGACCACCTTCCTCACGACGGCCTGCTTGATGGCACCCTCGAGGACACTCCCCTGAACCATCCGGTTCAGCTTCTCCTCCCAGGCATCTTTGTCCTTCAGACGGGACCAGCGGACCAGCTTGTCGTCCATACGCGACCGCCTCCTCCTGGCGTTTTGGGGTTGCACGGGTATCCGTGCGCTTCTGCCTTCATTATACCCATGCACGGGTATCCGTGCAACCCCGTTTTTCGCATGAGGGCACAAAAAAAGCGCCCTGGCATTCGCCAGGGCAATGCTCAGTCACGGGACTGCACCGTGTTTTTGACGCCGGAGTACAGGCCGACAGCGGACAACCCCAGGGCCAGGCCAACCAGCACGCCTTGCGCCGGGTTGTCCGGGGCGACATACACCACGCCAGCCGCCACGCCGAACACCACCGCCGCCAGGGGTGCCCAGCGCGTGGGCAAGCCCACCTGACGCAAGAGGCCCACCAGGGCCATGATAAGGGGGACCAGGGCAACGTCGTACACCGTAATGTCCATCACTTCGCACCTCCGTCCGTGATGATGATGGGGTTGTATCCTTTCGCCCTCAGCTCAGCCACGAGCTTCTCCGCGTTTTCCCGGTTGGCAAACGCACCGACCTGCACCTTGTACAGCACGCCGGGCTTCGTGGCGGCCGCCGGCTTCGGCGCAGGCTTGGCCTTCGCCTTCAGGCCCAACGCCTTCGCAATCCCGCTTGCAATGGCCTTCGCGAGACCCCGCAGGAAAGACTCGTCTCTGAGAAGCCGGTTGTCATGGAGCGTGTCAATGAACAGGCACTCCAAGAGCACCGCCGGCATTTTGGTTTCGCGGCACACCGCAAGATTGGCCTTCTTCATGCCACGGTCCCGCACGCCTTGTTTCTGCAGGTACGCCATCACTACGCCATGGATGACCTGCTGGATGTTGGCCGTGGCGGGCTTGGCCGCCGGGTGAATGAAAGACTCAAAGCCCGTGCCGCCGCCGGCGTTGCAATGGAGCGACACGAACAAGGAGGCGCCCAGACGGTTGGCGAACGCCGCCCGGTCGGACAGCCCCACGAAGACGTCCGAATCCCGCGTCAGGCGCACGTCCACCTGCCAGCCGCTCAGCAGCTCGTCCCGCACCATGCGGGCCAGGCGCAGCACCACGTCTTTTTCCGCCAGCTCAAACCCAATAGCACCAGGGTCCTTCCCTCCGTGGCCAGGGTCGAGGACGACAATCGGAAGAGCCATGGTTCTTCCCTCCTTCACTTGGCTAAGTAGACCGTTACGTAGACCAGCACGGAAATAATCAGGCTGATGGTGGAGATGATGTGGCCATACCATCGATGCGGGCCGGTTTCCACCCGCTCCAGCCGCTGCTCAATGTTTTGGCAGCGCTGTTCGTATTCCGCACGGGGTACATAGGATGAGGAGAGATTCGTCTCCAGGCGATCCATGCGCTTCTCGAACGACTCGATCAACGTGTCCAACTTCGCCTCCAGTTTCGCAATGCGTTCTGCGTCGCTATTCGGCATGGTCCGCCTACCTCCTTAGCAGACTTTCAAGATTTTGACGTAGGAGTTTGCCGAACCCGTGTTGATGGCCATTTGCGGGTTGATGTTGACGCGAATATCCAGGTAATCCCCGTAGCTCATGGGGACCAGGGTAGAACCGGCCAGCGTGATGATATTGGAGCCGTGGTCCATGCGGGCATAGAACGAGCCGTTTTTGTACACGAACAGGTACCCGCTCGTGAGCAAGTTCCATGAACTGGATGGCCGCATTGACAAGGTAGATGCCCGCATCATCGTAGTTGCGCAAGAAAAAGCGGCTCAACGTCGTGTCCCAGTTGCCACGCCGGTCCTCCATCTTCGCCTGGAAGTTGACCTTGGTGTTGGTACTGGCCGGAATCGTCTGCTGGGTCGACTGGTAGGCCCACACAAACGGTTGCAACGGTGCGCTTAGTTGCCCGTAGGTCGTCACCCCGCGCCCGTCAATGTTCGTCAAGGCCGGGCCGAACTCGTCCCGGCCATACACGTACAGGTTCTTGTGGACCGACAGGCTGATGGAAGCGTGGCCGTACACGTCCTGCAGATGCCGCCAGATGGAGGATTCGGGGTCGTACACGGTCGGCCGGTCAAACGGGACAAGCTGTACCCCGTCCACCAGGTAACGGAAGCCCACGGTCGGGGTGGTGAAGACAATCTCCAGGTAGGTCGTCCCGGGAGGCAGATACCCTCTCGGAACCGTCAGCACAAGGCGTTTCCAGTTGTAGGGCTGGCTTCGGTAGAGAGGAGTCGTCACATAATAGGTCGCCAGGATGTCGAAGTTTTCGTCGCAGGCGTGCAGCTCCATCCTGGCCACCCCGTCCACCGACGTGCCGTCCCACGTGGACACGTAGGCCGACAGGGTGTACGGGCCTTGGTCCTTGGCCACCGAGTCAAGACGGGTAAACTGCACCAATCCGCTCGTATCACCCACAACGGCCGCCTGATGGTCGAAAAGGGCAATCGGGTCCAGGTCCGTCTGGTAGGTGGACACCACCCGATGCGGACCAGAGCCGAACCACATCCACCAGAACGAGTTGCCGTAATGCGGGTGCTGGATATCGATGTCAAAGCTCTGGTCCGAATACATGCTCCCGATGATGGGCACCAGCTCAAAGGAGTGGTCATTCACCATGTTGGCCACGGGACGGATGATGCTCGGCGCCTGGGATTGCGCGTCCATCACAAAGAAGTTGGCGTCCGTCACCGTAAGCCCGGTGCTGTCGCCACGGACCCGCTCAACGCCGGAACCATCCTTGAGCGACAGCACCCCGCCACTTGCGCCACCCAGCTCCAGGGTCCCGCCCCGGATGCGGTCGGCCAACATCGTCCCGGTGGTGATAAGCGAGGCGTCAAGCCACGCGATGTGCTGCGGCTCAATGGCGTCGGGCTCAATTTGCTCGCCCGTAATCTTGCCGTACAGCTCGGCAAAATCGGTCCGGGTCATTTTCTCCCACTCCGAACCGTTCCATCGCTTCCAGACGGGAGGCGACACGCTGGTATCAATCCAGATGGCATCCGTCGCCGGGTTGCTCGGCGGTGTCGGACCGCGCGTGATTTTGCGCTCCGCCACCTGATCCGTGTACGCCTTGGCGTTTTGCTCAGCCTGGAGGGCTTGCTGCTGGGCGTACGTCTTGGCGTTTTGCTCGGCGGCGGCAGCCTGCTGAGTGGCATAATCCTTGGCGTTTTGCTCAGCGGCGCTTGCTTTTTGCTGCGCGCCCTCAGGCGTTTCGGCTCCCACCTCCGAGGCTTGGGTCGGGGTGGCTTTCACCCATTGCCCGGTTTGCGCGTCGTATCGCTTGAGGACGTTCGGGGTCACCGACGTGTCCAGCCAAAGCTGGTTGTTCATCGGGTTTTGTGGTGGCAAGGGGGATTTGTAAATGGTTTCGCCACCTGCTTCCCATTGGGCTTGCTTGCGGCGGATGGTGTCCTGGAGGTCGGCCACCACTTCCGGCAGGGAAAAGAGGATGGGACGGTAGCGCCCAAGCACCACCTTGTCCTTCGATGGGTCGGTGTAAGACCTCTGCATTTCGATGACCCGGGCCTCAAGGATGAAGGGTTGCTCATGCACGTAGTCGTGAACCGTAACCGTATCCCCCAAACGCACGGCCTCGTGCTCGAACCCGGCCACGCGCTCCAGGACGGCCACATCCACCTCGTACATGAAGCGGCCATTGATGCGGTTTTGCAGCTCATCCCACGTTTTTTGCAGCAGGCGCGCGGGGTCTTCCTCATCGTTGTCGTCATACACCCCGAACACGTGTTGCCCTCCAACGCCCCAGATTTGCAAGGCGTCCGGGTCCCCGACCCAGTCCTGGCCCAGGGGTTTGTCCACGGGGTCCCCGTTGGCCTTGCTCCAGGCGACGCTGGCAAACGTCAGCCGGTTGCCCTGGTCATCGCCTTTGCCCAGTCCAATCATGGCGGTGACCAGGCGCGTGGTATCCTCCGTCCGCGTGGCACCGGCCAGGTCCTTGCGGTATTCGAAACGCTTGCCCGTAACCTGGCCGCGCCGCTGGAGGAGGTCCACATACCGCGCCACAATCTGCCCGTTGTCGTACTCCACCCGGAAGCGCAGCTCGCCGCCAAACGCCTCACGGATGCGCTGAATGGCGGCAAGGACCGTCGGGTAGTCCCGCAGCTCCAACGTAATGGAGCCGGTCCATTGGACCTCCCCTTTCTGCCACCGCGTGCCGGCCAGCACCGTGTCCAGGGCTTCCTCCGCCGTCCCCGCGACCGTCACCGGACGCACAATGTCGTTGTTAAGCTCAGTCGCCGCCGTCTCCGCATACACCTTGCGGACGCGTTCGCCTTCGTTGCTCAAGATGTCGTCGATGGTCTCAATGCGGAACAGTTGGAAGAAGCCGTCCAGGTTACGGAACAGTACGTACCCGCGCGCCTCAATCTTGGCCGCGTCCTCATGGTCGAGTGGGACGGAAAACTCGTAGGTGGCGAAACCGTCCTCCAGCCGCTCCGTGTGCAGGTCGTCGAAGAAAGGACAAGCCCCCGGCGCTTCCGTGGACAGGACAGCGACCGGGGTTTCATAGCGGTCGAGGACGAAAAGCTGCGCCATCATAACCACCTCTCTCGCCAGCTTGCCTCAACAACGGCAGCGTCGGCGGGCGTTACCTCAATGAGTGCGCTCCTTCTTGCCGGCAGGTAGAGGAATTCGCTGGCCACATCCAGCAGGTCCATGGCCAGGTAACCGTTGCGGTACACGGCTGCCCGTGCACAGTCGATGACCAGCTCATCCCCAGCCGTGGCGATGTAGGGGATTTGCGTGGGCTGCACGGTGTTAAGCCGGTACACGATGACGGCATTGAACCACATGTCCGCCACCGTATGCGTGCCATAGGCACCCGCATGAAGCTGGATGGCGGCAAGTTTGGGCGTGCTGTACTTGTTTTGCGTGTCAATGTATTGGGCGGACCACCGCGTGTGGAATTGCCTTTGGCTGTAGCTGTATTTACCAAAGAAGGCCCTCCACACGTTGCCTTGGCGCTCAATCTGCATGACGCCGTGGTATTGGTTCCACACGCCGGCTTGCAGGCCGTGCGTGTTGACAAAGTAATAACCGGGACCCCATGCCCCTGCTCGCGCCTCCGCCCACACGTCGTCCGTGGTCGGGTGCTTGTCGAGCAGGGCCACTTTGCCAATTACGGCGTCATTCTGGTCGAGGAGGTAACACTCTAGGCGTCCCAGCTTCTTGGGCACGTTGTAGAGGGAAACCCAGACAATCACGCGGAAGTCTTGGAGTTGCTCGGGAAGCGTCTTCTTAACCGCAGGACCGTGCCATTGGGAACCGGTGCCGTAGGATTGGACGCGCAGGTCCTCGCCGTCGGACTGGAATGCGCCGGTTATCACCCCGCCGTCCACCGTAACGCCCGGACCCCAGCCGTCGAGGCTCCGAAGCTGGTCGTAAAGGATTTGTGTCTCCTTCTCTGTCGGCGTATCCTCCACGGTATCCGGCTTGCCCAGAATCACCTGGCGGTCTTCCGTCACCACGGCCAGGTACGTGATGGGCTTGTGCACATACGCGCGGATGACCGGGTAGGCCGGAACCGTTCCTTCGTTGCTCACGGGCGAGACATCCGGCTCCAGGGTGTCCGCAAACGTGTAGATGGCGGTCGTCGCATCATCCGCCGTAAGCTCTCCGGATGCGAAAGCTGCCGCCCATTCTTCGGGCGTCCGCAGGCGATTGCTGAACCGCGCCTGGAGGATGTGCGCATTGCCGTGCAGAATCCCGGCTGCCCACAACCCCAGGTAGGCTTGCTCGGGAAGCCTGCTCGGCAAATAGGGGTTGCTCGCCACCGCCACCTCCACGCCATCGACCGCAAGCACCAGCTTTTTCTCGGCCTTCGACCAGCCCAGGGCGAAATAGTGTACGCCAGGGGCCATGTCTCCAATCTTCTGCGGAGCGGTTGCGGTCGTGGCGTTACCGTTTTCGTCAAGGGACCACGCCTGCCAGGAGCCGTTGGCCGACGTGCGCCTCAGCGCTAGCGTGTTGGGGTATGGCCAGTCGGGGTTTTCGGAGACCGAGAACAGGTATTGGGTGGCGTTCGTGTTCGTGCTTAGGGCGCTCGGGCCCACGTAGGCAAGCAGCTCCACGGAACCCTCCTCGGCACTCAGCACCCCGAAGGTCGGCACCGTGAGCGTCTCGGCGGCGCGGGTCGTACCGCCCGGAACCCACGCTGTGGCGAAAGGCTTTTGCTCAAACTGCGCACCATCCCACCAGAGGGCGTCGCCGTTGGCGGCATTGATGAGCCTCAGCTCGCAGTACGCCGTTGCGGCATTGGACGGAGCGGTGACGGTAAAGGTCAACCGCGTCCACGTCGTGGAAGCGGGAACGGGCGTCGAAGCAATGCTGCCAATCTGCGAACCGTTGCTCGCAAACCAGAACACGGTCACCTGCCAGTTTCTTGCGGACGTGCTGGCCTTTGCGTACACGCTGAAGGTGTAAACCTGGCCACCCGTTACCGGCGTTCGCTCCGGTTGCGTGGTGATGGAAATGCTTTGCGCACCGGAATAGTTGGACGTGATTTTGGCGCTGGCACTCCCGAACACCTTCTCCTCCACGTCCATGTAAAAGGTGTGTTGGGAGAAAGACGACAACCCCTGCAGACCGGCTAGACTCGACTCAACATCTGATTGATTGAGCGTCAGCAGGTTCGTGGTCTCTTCTTCCACCAGAACCCCGACGCGCCCGCCCACAGCCTCAAAGCGCGGTTCGTTTGTGGCAACCTGGGAGCCGTCTTGCTTGTAGGCCACGGACGCACGAGAGAAGGTGGCGGAAACGCCTGCAATGGGCCGGCGTCTTTCGGCGGTGCTGTACGCGAACGGTTCCGATGCAAGGAAGGGAATCGTCATGCGGCCTTGCCCGGCCACAATCTCCACGTCCAGGGAACCGGACACGCGGACGTTGTAAAACTTGTCCGGCTCGGTGTCCAGCACCAGAGGGCGCTCGCCCTTGTTCGGGTCGAGCCAGGCGGCAATTTCCCGCACCTTCTGGCGCAGGTCCGCCTCATTCTGTGCCAGCACGAAGCATTCCAGCTCAATTTTGCGCCCCTCGAAGCGGAAAACCGAAGTCAAACACCCCGTGCCGGCCGGGGATTTCTTTGTATTGGTCCGCCGTTTGCGGCATGCCGCTAATACTCGAGCGCAACAGGTAAATGCCATACGCACTCGAGTGTTGGCCATCGAAGGTGAAACCCGGCGCATTGGCCGGGCTGATTCCCGTCACCAGCGCCGTCATACTCTCATCCCCTTTGCTCGCAGCGTGCGCACGTACTCACGCTGCATCTCCCGCATGATTCGTTCGATGTCGCGCAGGTCCTGGTCGCTGCGAACCGTCAGGTTTTGAATGATGAGGAAGGGTGCGTTTTGGTTAACCGTCTGGCGGGAAAGGGACGTTACCGCACGCGCGGCTTGCTCCGCCAGCGCCGGAGACGGCATGGCGGCGACCGTCAGGCTGGCCAGTTGCTCACTGGCGTCCTTGACCATCCGCCGCGCCTGCTCAAGCCCCCGGGCAAGCCCCTCGGCAATGTTGACCCCGTACTCCATCATCAGCCTGGAGGGCGAGGAAATGCCCAGCAGGTTCGCGATGGGTCCGGGAAGCACGGCCTTGGCCCAGCCGAGCACCTTGGATTTCAACCAGCCGCCCAGGGACGAAATGCCGTTCCACAGGCCACGCACGATGTCTTTGCCGATGCTCACCATTCGGCTGGCCAGGCTCCCGACAACCCGCACGCTGTCCCACACGAAGCTGCCAAAGCGGGAAACAATGTTGCCTAAGCCGCTGGTAATGGCCTTCAGCATGCCGCTCATGGCGCTGGCGGCACGGCTTGCGAGATTCGACGCCCATTTGGTGACCATGGCCGCCTTCTGGGCCACCCAGCGGGCAAACGCGGCAATGGACTTGCCGACAAAGCCCAGGATGAAGCCCAGAATCCGGTTTAGGGCGTTGCCGATGAGGCCGGCAATGCGGCCCACAATCCAGACTTGCACAAGCCCCCACAGGAATTGCAGCGCGCCCTTGGCCACCTGCTTGATGGCTTCCCAGGCACCGCGCCAGTCACCCGTGAACAGCGCCACAAAGAACTTGATAATGCCCGTGATGACCCGCACGGACCCGCTGATGATGTCTACTACTGCACCGATGTAAAACATCACGGTGTCAGCGATGAACCGAAGACGAAGCGGAAAATGGTGCTCAGCCAATTCATCACGGGCTGGATGACCGGCTGAATCTCGCCCATCGCTGCTTGATGTAGTCGATGAGGCCACCAACCAGCGGCGCAAT